CTAATGCCAACATTAGTTGTAGCAATAGTTGAAACATCCACTCTTGCACCAGTAGCACCACTAGCAATAATTCGACCAGAAGTTCCAAATGCTCCAGAACTATAGATTTGTGCTAAAACACCGCCAGCACTATCCTGCCACTCTTGCAAATTGGCAGTTTGACCGCCTGATGTCTTTTTTACAATTAGACCTTTATTTGTGTCTGCCCCAGTGACAATGGTTTGAGTTTCAGTAAAAGTGTTTCCGCCAGCCAAGTTAGCCTTAGCACCCAAGTCAGTAAGCAGATTAGTAATCTGCGACTGTGCAAGCGTTAGCCCACTCTGGTCAATACCAATGTTCGCAGCTGTAGACGTGCCTGTGTTAGTAATCGGTGCAGTAACCGAAACAACACCACTAGCACCAGTCGGGCCAGTCGCACCAGTAGCACCAGTAGCCCCAGTAGAACCTGTAGCACCCTGCGGCCCAGAAGTACCAGTAACAATCGTTACAGGCGACTCAGTAACCGCAACAGCAACATCCTGCTCACTAACAGTGACAGAAGTAACAGACTCTACAACAGAAACAACAACATCACTCAACGAGTAACCCCAGCCGTAACATTAAACGCACCCTGCAACAAACGAGTGACTACTCCCCCACCAGAAGTAATCTCCAAGTCGTAAGAGTAAGAACCAGCAACAATCGCAGCAGTAACCGTAGAGCTAATTGTTACAGCAATAGTTCCAGCAGCCCCACCCAAAGTAATACCTGCACCAGAAGTCAAAGACACAAGCGCAGTAGCCCCATCAGCAGCATCACGAACCTGCATAGCTGCAGAATAACCAGTCAAATTTATTGGAGCAGCATCAATGGTGGCAGTGAAAGTTCTATCCCAAGTCGCACCTTGAGGGCAATCAATGTTGTATAGTCCAGGATTAATCATTATGCTTCGTAAGCTCCTAGTGGGTCATTAGGGTCAAGGTTCTGCAACGGCTGTAGCTGAACGTTCGGAATACCTGTGTGAGCCATAGCAGGCAAGCCCATAGCCGCCAACACTTCTTCAGGAGCAAAACCAACCTGAATTAGTTTAGCTGCCATAGAAGTTTGCTTTTCCTGAGCCACAAGGTCAGCAGCAGCCAAATCAACGTTAGCCAAAGGCACACGATAAACATCTCCACCCTCAACAGGTGGCAAGTCCTCTAAACGGTGAATATCGTTGATGTTCAACCAACCACCCTGAATAGCAATACTGTAACCCTGCATACGAGTTGAGAAGTCTGCACGAATCAAACCATCAATGTTGAACTTAATGAACTCCTGGTTTGGTAGCAGAGTTGAGTAAGCACGTTCAAGTTTTTCAATGTGTGGACGTAGACCATTAGTTACAAAGTCAATCGCCAACTGCTCAACAGATGCACGAGCCTGAGAACCAGTCGTAACACCCAACATATGTGGCGGGATTTGGAACGCACGAGCAACATCCAACACAGAGAACTCACGAGACTCTAAGAACTGGTTTGCGTTGTTCTCAGTAGTGGTACGAACCCATTTAGCCCCACCCGACAGGATACCTGTGCGGTGTGCTTTACGGAAACCGCGGTGTGCTGAATCAAAACCTTCAACCAGTGCTTTCGCCTGTTCCTTTTGCAAGTTGCCAGGGAACTCAATGATACCTGCGGTCTGTGTGCCACCACCAAAGAAACGAGCTGCGAACGACTGCAACGCAATACCCAAACCGATGCTGTCAGCAAGAGCATCAATACGGCCCTTACCTTTGAGAGCACCAGGCATCATAATGTCTGTAATGTGCAGAATGTCGTCAGAGGTCAAAGATTTGTTTTCTTCACCGCTGTAAGTATAGATTTTGCGACCATTGTTGCCACGGCTCACAGTGACCAGATTAGGGTCAAGGGCGACAAGGTTTACAATGTCCAAAGTTTTCTTGTCACGGAACACACGCACATAAGCGTTACCGTACACAAGTAAAGATACAAGAACCTGTTGCCAGTGAGCTTGCCCAGTAACAAGGTCAAGGTCAGGGCGGTCTACCCAAGCAGGCTTAGGTCTTACAGGAACACGGCTACCATTACGGCGAACAAAACAATCCACAGGCAGGGTAGAGATGCTCCCTGAGATTAGATTGATTGCAGCGAAGAACGCAACGTTGTTGAACGAAGTGTCAGCGTTGATAGTTACGCCCGCTTCGCTAGTGTTACCTAACGAGTCACCCGAACCCCAAATAGCCTGAAAAGAAAGCATACGCTCTTCTTCGTTACCATTACCCAAACGACCAAGCATTACTTACTTCTCTCCATAGCCAAACCAAAAATTACTAAACTAACCCCAGCCAAAATAACGCCCAAAGGCGGATAAATGAGGCCAGCACCAACAGCAACAACTGTGACACCGACAATTTGGAGAATCGTAGCTACCATCTTGACCGCCTAAAAAGAGAAAAACTCTGGGATAATCTGCTCTTCCATTCTACTACTCACTGCTCGGTCAAATGCGATAACCGCAGCAACAGCAGCGTCAATCCTTCGATTGGAATTTCTGTTCTCTTTAACAATACGCGGGCCGAGGTTATCCATCTTGACTACAGCGTTATCTAAGTGTCTTGCGAGTAGCGGGTTGCCGTCATGGATGAGACGTTTCTCTTGCACAGCGTCATAAAACTTTGCACAAGCGGTTACCATTCGGCGGGCAGACGTGGACGGGTATTCAACAATCGGTAAACCTTCGTCCGCTAACACTTCCATAGAGCGTTGCCAACGGAACGGGTCACAGTCTATTTCACGCACTTTGTAACGGGCACAGAAGTCACGGATAGCGTTCTCAGCATCAAGAATGTCTACACGCCAGTTGTCGTCAGCGTCCGCAGGTTTCTCCCACGCTTTCACCAAATGTATTACAGGCAGTTCATCATCTTCCACAGGGATAGACACAGCCACAACCACAGTAGAGTCACCGCTGAACGAACCATCAAAGCCCAGGATATATTCTTTCTCAGGGTCAATCTCCAAGTTCTCTTCAGCCAAAGCATCCCAAGTGCCTGTCGGTAACCACGAGATTTGAGACGACACCCACTGGTTCAAACGCTTAGTGCGGAACTCTGCTTCAGGGGTACGGCGCACAGCCGACTCAAAGTCAGCCTCAGAAACAATGTCACCAAAGCCAGGGTTCGCAACCTTCCACGAGTCAGGGTCACGATGGTCAGCATCAGGGGCAGCTTCCCACCAAGCCATAAAAAAGTTGGCATCTTCAATTTCTCCACTAGCAACTTTCTTGCCGTAGTTATAAAGAGAGTAACAAACTGAGTCAAAGCCTGTGCTGTCAGATTTTACCCCCGCCGTTGTGATAGCAACCAACTGCCCTATCTTGCCACGGTTACCCATCGCCAGAGAAAACACATCAAACAGTTCACGACTCTTGTGCGCATGAAGCTCATCCATAATCACACGAGACGGGTTCAGACCTTCCTTAGAGTAAGCCTCAGCGGAAACAACCTTGAACACCGAGTTAGTAGACGGCACATAAATGCTGTCCTTATACACCTGAACCAAATCAGCGAGTTCCGAGTTCTCCACCATACGTTTCGCCTCACCGAAAACGATACGAGCCTGTTCTTTTTCTGCAGCAACCGCAACAACCTCACCACCGTTGATGCCCTCAGCGAGGAGCGAGTACAAGCCGATGGCGGCTGACGAAAGGGCTGACTTGCCATTCTTACGGGGCATCCCAATTAGAGCAGTCTGTGCAACCAACCCATCATTCTCATCACGAGCATACAAATGCTTCAACAGTTCTCGTTGCCACGGACGCAACCTCAAAGCCTCACCAGCCCGACCAGCAATCCCATCCTTACCAATCGAACCAAACAACTCCGAAAAGTCTGCAGCAAAATCCCCATCACCCCGCTCAATAGACACAGGGTCTACGGGCGTAAGATGTGCTGGCGGCCAGCTATCAATCACGGTTAGCCTTCTTAGCCAACAACTCTTCTAACTTGCTCTTAGTCTTAGCCGACACCAAACCCAAGCGGGTACGGTCAGCAGGCGTAAAGCCAAGCAAACTCAAAGATGAGATAACCGACTTCTCAACATCAAACAAAGACATAGACACCGCACGGTCAGTCGGGTCGTTCTCCCACAACTCACGCAAACGCTCACGGCGGTCAAGCTGCTCACACACCATCTGCACCAACTGAGTATCAGTGCGAATACTTATCCACAACTCCCCAGCCCCAAAGATAGTATCCCAAAACTGTTTACCTACAACACCCAAAGGGCGCAAAGGTTCTGTATAGCCATACTCCAAAGGAGCAATAGCATCATTCACTTTAATCTTGTGCTGACCTGGATTGCCTTGAAGAATCTTTAGCTCAGCAGGTTTCGGTGGATTTCCCATAGTCACAGCATAGCAGGTTGGAGACTTTTCAACTTCCGATATGTGTAAAACAC